CTTATCGACGTCCCAACAATAACCTCTAAGTTCTTTAATTAGGTTAACACTATCAGAAGTCACTAAGTATTCTTGCTGTTGCATCAAATCAATTCCGTAATTAATTGAATCTTTGCCTTTTGTTGCAGGATAAATTTGTAAACCTCTACGCCGTATTTCTTCAATCGATTTCGGTTCGGCACTATCTGCATAAATCAAAGTATCTTTCGGCAAAGCGTTCGCAATATCGCCGTTAAGCATTCCTGTTTTATAAAACAGTTCTTTGATAATTCGTTTGTCATTCCACTTATAAACAGCAACTGCTGAAGTCGGGTCGTTAGTATATCCGAAGTCTAATCCGACTCCTAATAACCTTGCGTCAATTGGTAAAGTGTCGATAGTTTTCCAGTTGGTAAATACAACTCCATCAAGGCTTCCAACCATTCCTAAACCATAAACTTTGTACCAATTACTCCAATAGTTAGATTTTATATTATCGTTTCTTATTAATTCATCATCGGGTAAATCGGGGTTAAAAAAAGCCTTTGATTTTTTAATATACAAATCTTCTAAGGTTTGTTTACTTACCGCTTCATTATCCTTGTAAGTCAATAATAAAAAATCTGAATTTGGTTGTGGTATTATTTCAGTATGTACCCAAAATTCTTCATCGGGATTAAAGTCAATATAGGTTTCATTTGACCTAATCATTAAAGCATCTGCAATAATAAAAGGAATATGATTTGCTTCGTTTAAAAATAGAATATCACGTTTACCACTTGCTTTTGCTTTACCGTCACTATCAAAGGCTTTAAATTGAATTTTAGAACCATTACTAAAAGTGTACTCCATCGGGTTTGCTATCCAACCACTTTCCCTCCAACGATTTGTATCTAACATTACATTTTTAAAAATGTCAACTGCTCCATCTTTAACGGCTGGAATTGTTTCTGCTACAACTGTTATTTTTAATCGTGGGGTCTTTGTTGCTTTATCAATTAGAATAGGAATAATAGCATACGTTTTTCCCGCATTCGTGCCACCTTGAACTACTCTAATTCTATTTTTTAATTCACGAATTCGGTTTATAGCCGTTGTCCGTATAAACATATTGCTTGTTTTTTTGCTTCATTAAAATCATTAAACCTTTTACCAAATTTATAAACTCTATATTGGTTTCTTTGAGCATCAAAATAAACGTAGGGGTGCTTTGTTTTATATTTAGTATCAGTATTTCTAAATGTTAAATTTTCACTATTAGTAACGTATCTTAAATTACTAATATTATTATTTTCTTTATTCCCATCAATGTGGTCAACATATAAATCACTATCGCCAATAAAATGAAAAGCAACTAATCTATGAGTATAAAAACTTTTTTGATTTCCATTAATATCAGAAAGCGAAATTCTTTTATAACCTTTATTGTGAGTGCCTTGTTTTATTCTTTCTTTAATGGTTCTGTTTCTACCGTCTGAACGAATAATAATTCTATTTAAAGATTTTACATTACCAAAATTACTAACTTGATATAAACCTTCATATCCTAAAATGTCTTTGTATATTTCCATACATCAAATATAACATAAACATTCCATTTATCCAAATATAAAATTAATTCGTTTCTTGAGTTGCCGTATCTTGTTTACGGCTGTCGTTCTCTTGAACATAAGAATCGTATATTTTCTTCAATTCGTTAATACGGTCTAAAAGGCAACTAGAACAACTTGTAAATTCAGCAGGTTTATTGAATACGCTTGTATAAATTTGATTCAATCTGTATTGAACTGTTGGAACAACCGAGCCTCTTGTAACTTCAAAAAATTCCTTTAAAAAGTTGTAATCGGGTTCACTTAAACAATTCGGTCTGCTGTAAGGAAATAGCTTGTTTAACGCTTCCTTTCGTTGATTGCAACCGCAGTCCTCTCCTGCTACAAATTTAACAAGTGATTTTATTCCTGTTGCTGTTGTGATTTGGTCGATAGTATCGCCTAATCCTTTTGCTTTTCTTTTTGCCATTATATCAATTCTATTATTTGTTCAAAGTTTTTATTAAAACTATTCCTTTTTATTCTTTGATGTTCTCTTTTATAATCTATTCCAAATTCTTCACAAGCTACCTTTAAACCTTTAATAATTTTTCCTGTTTCAATATGCTTGTAATTTTTTGAATGTCTGTTTTTTTTGGTTTCAATTGTTTTTTTTATACTTTCTGTTGTTTTTTTTATTCCTAAAGATGACACTCTTATTTTTTCTTTTGTCTCATTTGTATGAAAATAACCAAGCGTCCCTAATCCCCCTTTTGTTTTATTTACTAAATTATGAATACCATAAAAATCAATCATTGCTACTTCTAACTGCAAAGCTAATTTTTTAGGTAAATTTTTAGCTAATATTTCAACTTCAAAATAACAATCTTTTATTCTTTCTTTCCAACAAACACTTCTGCTTTTTTCATCATAAGCCCTTCCCCTATCTCCTATCCCAACATAAAAAACTTCATTTGTGCATTTATCTTTATGTAAGTAAACTAAATAATTCATTGTATTCATTTTATTAATTCATATTGCCCATTAACTAAATCCTCATAATCTTCTTTACAATTCTCTTTCAGCTTCCTTTTACATTCCGTAATTGTATTGAATACTGAACGCAAACTAATCGTTGTACCGTCTGAAATATCTCGCATTGATTTACCGCTTTCTAAGTACAATCTAAACAACATCGCATCGTACCAATGCCACTTATCTATTTCAGCTTCAATACGTGCGTTAAAACGTAATTGTGATTGGTGATATTCGCTGTTATCAACATACTCAATGTTCAAAGGTAAATCATTTGTTTTGATAATTTGCTTTTTAGCCTTTACAAAGTTTAAAAATACAGATTTAAGCGTTAAATAAATATAGTATTCGTTTACTTTGCCGTTAACAATTACCTCTTCAGGTTGCTTGTTGCGGTCTAATCTAAGGTACATTTCTTGCACCAAATCCTCGGCATAAAAATACTCGCCAAAGCTGTTAATTACTTTTACGTAATTCTTGTGATTCTTTGCAACTTCGCTCAACCAGTTCATTCATCTGGAAATAAAGGTTGTTCGATAACGGTATTTTCAACCTTATCAACTAGGTTGTTCAATCGTTGTGTTATGCTTGGATTGTACTGTCCAACCATACCGCCCTCGATTTGGTCACGTCTTATTGCTTTCTTTATACGTGAACAGATAGTAACAAAGTCATCATAATAACCTTGTTTATTATCGAAGTATTGATTAACACAACCGTAATTATCATAACAATAAATCTCAAAGCCCTCTTGTGTTAAAGGTCGCTCCAATAGTTCAAATTCGCTTGTTGCATCTTTGCCAACAAAGACGTGTTTCTTTCGTGGGTTTGCTTTCGTTTCAGTTACGTATTTCTCAAACGCTTCCCACAATTGTTCTGGTGCTTTAAATATTCTAGTAGGGTGCATAGTGTAAAATTAGTAAAATTATATTACTTGTTCAAGATACCACCAACGTGGTGAAATTATTTGTCCGATTAACTTATCGTCTTTGTGGTCAATTCCATTCCAAATGATTTGAGTCACCTTGTAGTATTCCACTCCTTTAAAGCTGTTTAATTTAACAACTTCGCCAACAAAGTAGCAGTCAGTATCTTCGGTGTCTTTAATTTTATCTCCTATTTTCAGCATCTTCATTCAATTTCATACACAATTCACAATAAGCAATCATTGTGTCAAGTGCTTTACCTACTTCGGTAGGTTTTGGCATCGGTTGTGGTGCATCACTTTCGTCACGTCTCCACGATTGGTAACGCTTGATTAAGTCTAAATCTTCTTGTGTCATTCTATCGGTATTAATTGTTGAATCTCTCTTTGGAAATGCTCGAAGTCTTGCCACTTGCAAAGGTAGTAAATACCGCCGTCTTTTTCTATTTCGGCTTTGCGTTTCAATTGCGATGGTCTAATCGAATCCTTACCAACTTTGACTTCCAAACTTAAGAATTTACCGTAAATTATTCCTTCAATATCTGAAAGTCCTTTGTTTGAACTTGGAATAAAACCAACTCCTGGTCTATATTTTCCCTCGCTTGAAATTCTACGGACGGAAGTTGATCCGTAAACGTAACGCAAGTAATCAAGAATTAAACGAGTTATGCCGTTGGTGTCGTGAACTGCTGTTGTTACGGACGGCTGTACAATTACCTCATAAGGTACTAAGTTTTTATCGTATTCAGTCCTTTTGACTGCTTTGTGTTTTTCTTTTCGCTTAGTTACTGAATACTTCTTTTTAACAACCGTATGTGGTGGTGCTGTCGTGTTTAAACAGTCAATAACGTGAACGTAATCAATGAATTGTTTTAGGGTGTAAATCATACCACTTCTATTTTAAATTCTCGTGAATAATTTCCAGTTGCTATCAGTTGCTTTTTTTTCCAAAGTGCTAATTGACGGCTCGGAAAATACCAAACCTGAAAGTTAGCGTAAATTAGTTTATAAGTCATTTTAAAATAGTTTTTGTTGTGCTACGTGGTTATTAATTCGTGTCATTGCTTTATCGAAATACTCTTTATCTAATTCGCACGCTGTAAGGTCAAAGCCGTAATCGTGGCACGCTATTGCTATTGAGCCACTGCCTAAGTGAGTGTCTAAGATTTTGTCTCCTTGTTTGGTGTTTTTTTCTAAAAGCCATTTATATAATTCAATAGGTTTTTCAGTTGGGTGAAATCTACTTGGGTTCATAAATCCAATTAATTTACTTACATGAAAATTAAACACTCTTGCGCTTTTATCAAATGAAGTCCATGCCATTTCACAATCTGCTTGGTCAATTCTTTGACATTTATCCCAAATATAAAAACACCTTGAAGGTGGTAAATCAAAGTAATTACCCCCCCAAATAATTTGATTTTTACTTACTCTAAATAACTCGGTAAAGTATTCTTTTGTAGGTGTTTCGTTATCCCATTGTCCTCCTATCCATTTTTTAGGATTGTATCCTTTTTTTTTATTTACTCCCATTCTTTTGGTTGCACCTATCCCATAAGGTGGGTCTACAATAGCCAAATCAAAATAATTATCAGGATAGCGAGCCATTAGCTCCATGTTGTCTTCGTTTGTAATTGTCATTTGATATTGATTTTATACGTTTCAAATTTCTGTTTTAACTGCTCGTTTTGTAACTCCAAATCACGAATGTAGCTTTGTGACTTATTGAAGTATTCTTGAATCAAAAGCAATCTGTTTAATGTTTTCTCAAATCGCTGAATTACTTTAACGTTTGGTAAATCCTCTTTTTGCTTAGCTATCAAGTTACGTTCAACTTCGATAATAATATCGTTTAGAAAATAACCTGAGTGCTTGTATTGAGTTTCAATAATCCAACTCATATCAAGTTTTTTCCACGCTTTCTCGATTTCTTCTGTTTCTTGCAAAATCTGTTTTATTGAACTCATATCCCTGCTTTTTTATTTAGTTCGTCCCAAATTTCAATAGGTTTAGATTCCTGTTCCTTTATGAAAATCTTTGTTATTCCATTAGACATTCTCATTTCAAAATGCACTTGATAAAATTCTAAGTAAGATTTAATACCAATAGTTAAACGATTTTGAGTATATCCAAACTTCTTTAACTCAGGATAAGCTAACATAAATTTGTCATAAATATCCTTTATTGAAACCCAATCATTTTTAGTAATAGTTTCTATAAATATAAACAATTCATTTCCTATTTTATCTTTCAATTTGCGAATACCTAAATTTTTAGGTGCTGACTTTACCAATCCACTACTTAAATACTTCTTAACGCATTCAATCATATAATTATCAAATCGTGCCCACTCCATAGAATCCCAATCATTAAACAATTCATTCTTAAAATAATCCTTAGGGGTATGATTTGCATTAAAGAAAGTACTAAGTTCAACTTCAAATTTTCTTGCTTCGTGTGAACCTGAATCCCCTTTAACGGTGTAATTTGTAGTTATTAAAATCTTTGGGCTTTCTTCAATAGGTAAATGAATTGCATCTTTACCTTTATACTCAATTGTTAAGCCCTCAGTAATTACGCTAAATAGTTTTTCAAATGGAAAGTTTCTAATAATGTCATCGAAAACTAAAACCTGGCAATCAGTTGAAACACTTTGATAGGGAAAAGATTTACCAAAGCTAAAAGTCTTTCCGTCAATCGATTGAACTTTTTTAAGGTTCTTTAAAGCATTCCAAAACAAACCTTTTCCACTTCGCCCGTTTGGCTCATCTGAAATCATTTCATCGTTAAGAACAATTGCAAAATTATCAGTTTTTGATTTATAAGAGTGAATTAAGTAACCGATTATTGATTGAAACGTATTATATCTGTTTACATCTTCACCGCTAATTTTCCAAATAAATTCACGATATTGTGAAGAATGGTGGTCGCATTCAGTGTAATCACGTTTAATAATTTGGTCTTTCCATATTGAAATACTTACATCGTTGTATTTAATTAACTCACGTTTGTCTTTTGTAGTCTTTACGATACAATTTTGATAAAACAAGTAACTTGTATCTCTGTCATCTTTGAATATTTCAACATCAATGCTATTTATCATTGATAAGAATTCACGTTTAAAAAATTTCAAGTTACCTGACATTAAGTTGAATACTCTATCTTCAATGTCGTTATCTTCAATATAATCTAGTACAAAATCTTTTACGTCAACTTCATTTATAATCTCTAAAAATATACCGTTCTTTTGAATTATAACAAATGAACTTGAAGCATCTTTTGTGGGTTTATATTTATAGAAATTATTAGCTGAAAGGAATTTTTTAAATAGCTTGTTGTTTAGCGAAGGAACTCCCTTTTCTGTAAAGCTCCAAAACTCTATTTGCTCACTCATAAATCTAATTTAATTAATGTATCAATAGATAAGCAAACTTCTTTACATCTAACTTCACAATGAAGTTTTTTATCATAATGAAAAGTTGAACAATACAACTCATCAATATCTAAATCATTTATTAATTTAGAAAATTCTAATTCAGTAAATTTTGTTTTAAAATGTTGGTTAAATACTTTTCTATCTATGTACTTAATAGATGTGTAATTAAACAAATCATTACCTAATTTCTTTAATTCTTGAATAAACTCTTCTTTGTTTACTTCAATTGTTTTTAATGTAACTTTTATCATTACCACTTAATTTAAAAAATACAAAATCCCCATTCAGTTAGCCAAGTGGAAGGGCAGTCACCGAATGAGGATTTATGCAACTAAAATGTCTTATGATTTCCACTTCATTTAACTCTACAAAAATACAAAATAAATTAAGTAAAAGTTAGAAAAGTTTAAAAAAAATCTTTTTACTTTTTAACTTACTAATATTCAACAACTTACAAACATTAAGTAAAACTTCATTTTTCAAACTTTTACTGTTTAAATATTTATAAATCAATTACTTAACTACAAAAAGTAAAAGTTTGCATTAGATTTTAAAAAATATTTTTGCGGAATTATTCCGTATATTATAAGGAGTTGGGTTTTCGCTCAAAACTTTTACTTTTTGCTGTAACTTATTGAACATCAATACCAATTCAAGTAAAAGTTTGCTCTAAAAAACTTTTCTGAACTTTTACTTTTTTACTCTAAAAGTTGAATTTTGCGAAAATACCCCACAAAAAAAGCCCTGCAACTTAATGCAAGGCTTCAATTAATTTGGATTGTGTTACTTAAATTTAACGCTTAACGAATCTTTATTGTAGCTTATTGATACTTTTGGTACTTCTACTCCCTCCTCATCATAAACAGTGGATTTTTGCGCTACCTTTAACAACTCCTCACGTGATTTTAGTTTCGCTTGTAAGTTAGAATAGTACAAATCTTCTGAATAGTTTAATTTCTTTGCTCCGTCTTTGCGTGTAAATTCCACGTTGCCGAAAGTAAAAGTTTTCTCGGTGTATTTTTCCGCTTCGTCGCGTGCCATTTCGTCAATCTTTACTTTTGCTTCCTTGAATAGCTTTTCCAGTTTGTTGAAACTTGCAAACGCATCTAAGGGGTTTACAACTCCATTTTCAACGGCTTCAACTATTGCGTTAATTCCTTGCGTTGTTTTCTCGATTACGTTCTTAGGTTGCGCTGTTTCGTAATCGTGTTGTTTTGCTTGTTGGTCAATATCGACCTGTTCTAAATGTTCCATTTGTGTTATTTTTTAGGTGTTAAAAATTTATCGTTGTAATACATTTCGCCAGTATAATTATAACCGTAAGTTACAATTGAACCGGGATTGCTTTTTGTTTTTTGTTTAACTCCGTGCGCTTCGATTATTTGTTGTTTCTCCATTTCTTTGGCTTCATTAAGTATTTCTAACATTTTATTAAACATTTGCGGAAAAGTTAAAAAACCTTTTGCCCTTTCAACTTCTAATTTTCCGCTTTCAATTGCATACCATTGTACCGCTGTCATAACTTATTTTTAGCTCGTAAATAATTCAAGTAAAGTTCTATATTAAAGTGACCGCGTTTAAGCCAATACGCTTCGATGTCTGCTAAATTCATTTTTTAAGATTTAAAAGTTCAATATTCTGCGTCCCGGTAAATATAAATTTTTCCTTAGCTTGTTCAATGGTACGTTTACCGTCGATAATCGCTTGCTTAATAGTTTCAAACGTTGCCGGGTCGCATTCAGTTTTTTGCACTTTGATAGGTTGTGATGCGTGTTGCCCGTCATCATCAACAGCTTGAAGCGACATTAACGATTGAAGCGTGTAACGTCTGAAATAAGTAACGGCGCTTCCTAACTGCTGTGGGTTTAAATTGTTTGGAAGGTCAATATAACTCTCAATACAATCTGAACTTTCAATATCAGTTATAATAGTGAATACTCTACCCTCTTTTATCGGTTGTAATAGAACTAAACCTTTATCCAATAGGATTGGTTCAACTGCTTCAATCAATGCGTTTAAATCGGCATAAGTGTTTTTAAAGTGTGGGTTTTTCGCGTTCTTTGCTACTTTTCCAATTTCGAGTTTTGCATCGTGTAATTTTTGATAAATGTTTTTTGTTTCCATAATGTGATTTTTTTGCTAATTTACTTTTAAAAAACCGTTCAAAACTTGTTATTGTGATGAACGGTTGTATTTGTTGATGAACGGTTAAAACGGCAAATCGTCCTCTTCTTCGTTTGCTGGTGTGTTACTTGTTGTCGCTTGTTGTTGTTGTGGCACACCTCCCACTCTTTCAATCTTCCACGCTTCTAGTGTGTTGAAATACTTTACTTCGCCTTGTGGATTAGTCCAAGCCCTCCCTCGAATATTAATAGAAACATTCACTTGTTCACCTACTTTGTAATGATCCAAATAGTCGCATTTGTCTTGCGTTAATTGGAACTCGATTGATTGTGGATATTGGTCTGCTGTTTCCACTACGAACGTTCTTTTTAAGAATTTCTCACTTACTACTTGTGTGGGATTAATCACCACTAATTTACCTGCTACTTGCATATATTTAATTTTTACTTAATTTAATTCTTCTAATTGTGCGATGTATTCTTCTAGTTGCGTGATTTTATCTTCGTGTTCCATCAACATTTTAAGAGCAATTATAGCCTTTGATTCATTGTTTTCACGCATCTCACCACGCATAAATTGATTGTAATTGTCAACTGACATTTGATTGATTTCAATTTGTAGCTTAGTTTTTTTTATTTCATCGTCAACTAAACGCCAATCAAACTCTTTTCCGTTTTCGCAATCGCATTTCGTGTAGTAATATTTCACTTCACCCATTTGCAAAACTTCATTTTCTACTTGTCCGTCACCGTCGCAACCAGTACAAACGGTCATAAATTTTTCTCTTAGTGTTTCCATATTATTTCGTATTATACAAATGTTCGTAATACTGTTTTCTCCATTCCGTTGTGTCTTTTTTAACGGCTGTAACGGCTTCTTTGTGTTTCGGCTCAGCTTGTTTCAATTCGTGTTTAAAAGTTGCGCCAAATAGCCCTATCGCTAAGAATAGAGGAATATAGATGTGTGGGTCACGTAAGAAGTATAGTCTAGTGTCTAATTTCATTTTGCTTATCTTTTTCGATTAATACTGCGATGTAACCGCTTACGTTG